AAGAATGTGAACCATCATGATAGATCTCAAGATCATTATCAGTACCCATTTTAATTTTAGCATTATCAGCCCAATCTAAATCACCGGTCATTTCAACACCACCTGATAGTGTTATACTACCAGCAACAATACTTTGGTGTGCTTTTACAGCAGCAACAATAGTTGTTGCACCAATATCACTATTGGTCACTTCATCTAAATCGCCTATCTTTGTACCAAGCTCATTAGTTTTGACTCTCCATTGTTCAAAGGTATTTGCCGTTGTTACGTTAACTGTATTTGCCATATTATCTCTCTATTAATTGTTTGAGCATATCTTTAATTTCTGATACGTCTTGTTCTACTTTATTTAATCTTTCTCTTTCATCAAGTAATCTTGCCCTATTTTGAGAATATTGTTCTCCACCACTTGACATATTTATAATAGCCCCTGACTTTGTGTCTCTAACCAATCCTGTATGTCCTTGAACCGGTATCTTCATTACACTCTCAATGCTATAGCACGTAGATCCTGACACTGTGGAATAACACTTGTGCCAGTAGATCTCATAACGATCTTAATGGCGAATATAGTAAATGCCGCAGTAGTAACATCAAAAGATGTTTCTTCATATGTTGTACCATCTGAGTATGGAACCTGACCACTATTTCCATTAGGTGTCATTGCTACCCATGATTCAGTATCAAATGTTCCAGCTGTATTACCAATCTTATAGTATACATCAACAAATGATCCGTTAGGTCTATTAATGTCTAAATAAAGTTTTAAGCCATCTGAGCTATCGTTTAATTCAATTGTTTTAGTAACATACTTCGCTAAGTTAGATCCTTTTGAAGGATCAGTCTCAGCAACAACACTACTATTGTCAATCCTATTACCAATGGTAATAACTGAAGCTCTTTCCATATCAATAACAGGTGATAGATAGTTAGTTGTTGAACTAAATGAACCATCGAATTGTACTGTATGGGTTGAACCAGATTTAATTACTTTAGGTGATAATGGAGTATAGTTTTCATTTGCAATAACTGCAGCTGCAGTAGATCCAATAGATGTTCCATTACCTACAGCAGTATCTTTAATTGTCCATGACTGTGATGTATTAGGTAATATAATATTTTGAAGAACTGGACGTGCAGTATTCCATTCTAATCCTTGAGTTGCTTGACATGTATCACCACCACCATTACCAGCAGTAATTGCACTAGCATGACCAGATCCAGCCACTGTAATTGTATAACTATCTCTGGCAATTGCTGTAATTGTATGTGCTTTATTTAACTCAGCAGGTGTATAACCATTTGTTGCAGCAAACCCTGCAAGAGTAACTGAATCACCTGCCGACATACCATGGTCGCGATGAGTTACTGTAAAGACATTTGATGCACTTGCACCACTCACTACAGTTGTCAACGGATCAGTTACCAATGCTCTTGAAGGCAATGCAGCATTACGAAGTACAGCATTACGTGTTGCTGAAATATCAAACACAGCTCTCTTTAATACAAAAGTTAAATCTTTATTTTGATCTGCTGTCCATGTAGAAGCATTCTGTGATTTAAATAATACACCAGCATAAGGCTGTTGACTTATTCTATTACCATTCTGATCTTCTTTACCAATCTCAGCATAACGTACCAAGTACTTATTTGAGTTTGACATGATAACAATCGCATACTCAACACCATCCTGTAAATATACAGGAGATGGGAATGCGAATGTAGTTGCAGCAGATGTACTAACCGCACTTGGATTAAGTGTTACATCAGAGAACGGAATAATCTTTTGTGTAGGGAATCCATTTACCATTTCACGAATACTCACATTCACTGGAATGCCAGCATCTTTAGCTGTAAAGTAAAGATCTACACCTGTTACAAATGCTGCTTGGTCAAGTAATATTGATTGGGCTAATGGGTCACTCCAATTAACTCTACGTCTACTAGTCTCTCTGTTATCTACTCGTTTTTCTTCTACTGACAACCTTTGAATAACTGGTGTCCTTGTAGAAATAATAACATTCTCTCTTGATTCAAGTAAGCCTGAGGCATTATACATTGCTGTAGCTGAAGTTTCTGTCACCTCGTCATCGTTACTAGATGATTGTGTTAGCTTAAATTCTTTTTCACCTGTTTTAAAGCTAAGAGAAGAGTTATTTGGTACAAGGAATGTACCACTTACTGCTCCGTTAGCATCAGTTGTTAATGTAGTAGCTCCTGCTGGGTGAACAGTAACATTATTAATACCAACTAGAGGTGTATAACTTGATGCTGTGGTAGAAACAAAGTTAGCAACTGACACACCATCAAAGAATGCATAGACTTGTGTTGCAGGCTTCATGCGTGTGGCAGTGAATGCAACCAATCTTGTTCTCATAAATGGTATAAAGTTAACTTCTACTATACGATCACCAGCACTAAAGCGTGATGTTTGTACTTCAATAGTTTGTTGAATACCTGTACGTCTTGAGTTACCCTTTTCAGTTTGAATATTCCAGTTACCTGATCTTTGCCAGCTCTTCTCACCAGTCCAGTTAGTTGACCAATCATTCCAGACAGTACCAACTTGTGGTTCTAGAGCAGCTTTCATAGCATCAAATTCACCATCATTGTTGATGACTACTTCAGGTCTACGGTCTATATCTCTCCACTCATCTGTAGAAGGAGTCAATGACATTGCTCCGGTCCAGTTAAATACATCATAAGGGTTAACGTTAATTTGCCCTGAATATTGTGTTTGTGATATAAGATTACTTGCTGTAGTATTTGTAGTATATGGTAATGTAACTAAATCTCCTGTTTTTTGTGTAGTAGAAGATGCATGATAATCTAACGCAGCATTACCTGATGCAAATCCAGGTCTTAGTATACGATTCTTTATATCTATTGCAGCTCTATATTCGGCTGATGCAGAATTTCCCATTCGTGTATTACTAAATGCATCCACTAAAAAGCCTGATTTCCATCTTGGATCATTGTTACTATCTAAAATTTGTTTGTTCTGTGCTTCAGCTTCTAAGAATGATAATACTGAATAGTATTCTATTTGGCTTATTCTCTTATCAATACGGCCAATATCACGCATAGTATAACGTCTATTATCAATAAAGTCAAGAGTTACCTCATCGGCTGTTAATGTGTATGCCGGAATAGTCATTGTATATAGGTGCATTGAATCACTTGGAATTTCAGGCGGCTCAGGATAACGTGATGGAACACCACCAGCTATACCAAAATTGCCCTTAGAATCTAAAAATACTTTGTCGATTCTTCCTAAGTAAAATTGAATATCTGTTTCGAACTGAGTAAATCTTGTAGGGGCGTGAGCAGTAATAGCACCTGTTCCTGTAAAGGCTCCACCAGCATCTGCAACACGAGGTCTAAAGTCAACTGCACTTCTTAATTCTATATCACCAATTTTAGGAATAGCTGTATAATCAATTTGCCCAGTATATGAATCAACTGTAAAAAAGTCACCAGCAGAATGTGAGAAATACTTATATGTAACAGTAAGTGCTGCCGCAGCAGTATAATTAGATGTACTCTTTAATTTAACACTGCCACGATCATAGTAATCATCTCTTTGTCCAGTATCTAATTCAAAATGAGTAGTAACGTTAGCACCACCAGAAGTCTCAACAACAGAGACTAACTCATGCACATCAGCATGACCAAGATATTGCCCTCTTGGGTGACTAGATGCAGCACCATCATATCCTCCAGTTACGCCGGCAGAAAAGTTTACTGCAGTATTTCCACTTAATGTTTTAGTTTTATGATTAGCAGTTCTTATAAATGGTGCAATTAGTCTTAATGTATCACCATTAAATGCAGTTAATCCAGTAATTGTTGCTGTTGTACCAGCACCATTAACTGTAATATTATTAACATTAACCGCTGGGTTATCTGTAAGTCCGGTACCGTTATCATTTACTAATACCCAATTTGTATTATTTGCTTTTGTTCCAAATACTTCGTTAGCTACTGCTGTCGTAAATGATACTGAACCAGAAGTTACAACACCGTTAGCAGCAATAATTCTATTTGTTTCAAAGCGATAATTATAATCTGGAGTACCAGCACCAACTACAGTATTAAGTGTTTTAATTCTATCATATGGTAATTTGTATATTAAACTATCTGGTCCAAGATTAAATACATTTACACTAGATGTTTGAGCAATATTAGCTGCAAAGTCAAAAGATGATTGAGCATCTAATTGGGTTGCGGCTGTCATTGTACCAGTAAAATCGAATATATGTAATCTATATCTTGAAGCTGTAGTACCACCACTACCACTTACACGTTCGATTGAACGAGCGCGGCATGTACCAATCTCTGTGCCACTACTGTTCTCAATTGATATCTTACCAAATGTAGTAATATCTGGAAAACCGTCCATGTTATCAATTTCAATATAGTTATTATGAGTGATCTCTGTAACTTTATCTGTTACTCTTTCTGATGTTCTCGCTCTATCAAAATTTACATTAGTTGTACCAAGTGTTTGTATCTCATAACCTCTTACATATGCTTTAGAAGGTTCAATACCAAGAGTTAATTTAGTTGTATCCGATGCATGATCTTTTACAAGAGCTTTAAATGGATTAACATAATAGTTACCTGATTCATCAAATGTTCTACGAGCTAATTCGTCTGCAAGGTGATTATAATCTGCAGTTCGTGCATTCTTTGTTATAAACCCATCTTCTAATCGTGCGACAAGAACAAAGTTACCATTTGTGGCATTAACAGCTTGAGATGATAGCGTAGCTGTAATAGAATATCTATGTGCACCTGGAGCTGACTCATTAGGAGTACCTGTAGCATTATCGTTTAATGATGCATCTGTACCTGAACTGACAAGGGATTCAGTGACAAGTAAGCCAATATCAAAAGATACGTTATGTGTATATTTAGATAATATAATTGTTTTTGCTTTAGCTACAACAAAATGTTTCTTAATATAATAGATACCATCTTCGAGTGCTACAATAGAACCAAAACCACTAGCAGCAGAAGCTTTAACTTCGGCTGACTTATTAGCTCCATCAGTAATTGTTGCATTATCTGCAAACGTAGTACCAGATATGTATTTAACAAATATCGTAATAGGATCAGAACCTTCAGCTAATGCAGCATGAACAACACGAGCAACATTAGTACCATCAGTAAATTCAGTACCAACCAATTCAGCAACAGTATCACAATAAGCATTAACTGAATCTAATTTAACATAATCAATTTTATTATGTAAGTGAACCGCACCAGGGACAACAACAGAACCATCTTTAAAGGTATGATCTCCATGAGATGATACTTGATTTTGAAGTTGTGTTTGAAGCTGAGTTAATTCTCTAGCTTGTATTGCCTTACCTGGACGAAATAATATCCTTTGATATTGTTCTTTCGGGCTGAGTGTATTGCCCGATGCGACCGATTCAAAGTCGTCATAATATGGTTCTACGTTAAATGAAATTGCCATGTGTCTATCCTATTTAAAATGCGATTACTAATCTTACTGTTTCTACCTGACCTGTGCCACGACTTGTTGCCGTTCTATTCTCTATAAACATTACATCACCAGAATCATGATTAACTAAAGGTGCAGCAACCGCTGAGATTTGATTACCAGCACCAGATGAACCTGTTGCTCTTGTCAAATGTGAAGTAGTAAATGTACCGAACCCTGTAGATTCGTTTTGTATATAATGTAATACACCACTTGTGTTATTATATTCTACAACTATACCTTTAGCACCAACCGTACCACCAGTATGACCTTCAAATGCAAAGTCAGCAACATATGTACTAGCTAATGAAGCAGGTATTGTTACACTCTTACATGTATTGTATGCACTTGCTTCTGCAACTTGTGCAATAGTACCTGTGCTTGAACCAGATATTGTTGTTGCAATAGCTTTAAATACTTCACCAACAACTGGATTACCACTCGTGGAACCTGCTGTTACGAAGTTAGCATCTGTAGTATTACCTTTCGTTAAGATCTTATAGAAGTTACCTACAACCATTGAGTTAGTAGCTGAGATCACTGCGGTCTCATTTGCTTTCTCAATAGGGTTTTTGCAGAGAGCTATTTGTCTAAAGTCATTTGAATCAGGAATTGAACCTGACTCATCACCAGTAAATACAGTATTAACTGTTACATAGTGTGAACGTAAATCATTTGTAGGATCTGCACCAAATCCACCCTTAGGGCCAATGACTGGTCTGACTGCACCATTAGAACCTGAACCACCCGTTACTGTAACAGTAGCGTGAGTATATCCTGTACCAACGTTAGTCATTGTGATACCTGTGATTGCTCCACCAGAAACTGTAGCTGTAGCTGTAGCACTTGCACCATCACCTGCAATTGTTATTGTAGGAGCTGATGTATATCCAGTTCCTGCAGTTGTGATCTTCATATTATAGATTGCGCCATCAATAGCATTTGATTGTACAGCCCATTGATTTGCTAATGCAAGATCTCCAGAACCTGGATTTTCTTTAATGTTTAACACCGGTATAAATGATGATGTTAAAAATTTAGAAGCATTGGTTGTATTAACTGTGAACATATATTTCCATATGTAACCATCTGAACCACTATGGTTAATAACACCAGTTGTTTGAACACCAGTTGCATCTGGATCTGTTGAAGAAGCTCCTGCTCCTGCCTTTAAGCACATATACACATTGTTATTTGTTGTGATAACGTGGTATACTTTGCTTTCTATGTTTGTATCGCGATCATCATATTCTACATATGTAGTACCTGAAACCCATAGGTTTCTTGGGGAACTGTGAATAATGTCTGTGCTAGCAACTTTCTTCATGGCGAACATGTTTTCCCACAAAGTATTATTAGCGTAGTCATTTTCATATGGGGTGTCCGGTACCGCATCACTTGGTGTCCATGGATTAGGTCTTCCCAAAGCCATGTAGAATTGATTATCACTAAGACTCTGGACAAACTTATTTGTTGTATCCAGTCTAAACTTACTTGTGATTATTGCTGCCATTTTATTTCCTCTTTTATGTTATTACGAGTGAGTTGTTTCCACCCATGCCGAATTGTGTACTTATATTGTTATTTATACTATCTTGCAGTGTCCAATGAGCTAAATCTGAGTTCGGACCTAAATATCTAAACTTCATATTATCCCAATGATTCTGCATACCTATCTTACTCAACTCTGAACTTCCATTTGCGAAGTGAGTATATGATTTCTCTAATATGTGACTATCAAAACTTACTGGTCCAACTTGGAATGCACCAATATTAATTGAGTTTAATCCTGGAGCAGCTGGTAAATTACCAAATTGTGCTTGTGTATTCGATGATGTAAGTAGCTTCACTAAGATTACAATCTCACCAAAGAACTTAAATCCTGCTGGATGGACTAATCTTGTAAATGCATTCTTCCAATCAGATACATTCTTACCTGTTTTTAATACATATGAAAACTGTTGATAGTAATAAGAATCCTGTAAGAATTTTTTATTTGATAAGAATCCATTTGCTGTAGTAAATAATCCTCGAGAATATGTATTTATTACATCACCGTTTGTTAATGCACTTGTAAATGTTAACTTGTATTTAGTAGTTGTATCTGAATAAACTGTTTCAGTATAATCTGTAACTGGTGTTTGTAATGTATTATTTACAAATACAATATCATCATCAAAGAATGCAGCAGTACCATTATCGTTATTACCAGTAATTTCAGTAGGTGTACCAGATATTGTAAATGTATTCCTAGGTGTAAATCCAGTTCTATTTGCTATAACAGCTGTTGTTTGATCTGTCCAATCACCATCAGATGGAATGAGTACATCCACGAATGGAAAATATGTTTCTACATCGTCATCATATATCATTCTAAAGAATGATGTGATTGATTCAGGTGTACCACGTGACTTATAGAATTCAACAAGTCTCTTATAGAACATCCTTGGGTTTGTAGCAAAGTCTCTTGGTACCGCAATACCAATTTCGTTCTGTAATTCAGTAAGTAGGTTATCTTCTACAAAGTCAATATCTCTTTGGATATCTAAAGCATTTAGATAAAATCCTGATTGATTTGAACGCTCTAAATATAATGCATATGTCTTAAGAAAATTAACTAGATCAGGATATTTAGATTCTACATGATCCGGTACTAGTTCATCTATATAAGACGATATATTATATTTTCCAAGTCCGTTTGCCATTAGTTACTTACCGTAGTGTAATCGATTCCAGCAGTTGTACCGCCAGTTGCCATAGTATCTATCTCTCCAGTAATTGCAGCTGTTGAGGTATTAATAGTTAACAATACATTTCTTGTAGGTGATACATCAGACGATGCTGGTTTAACCGTCACATCGATTGTAGTTTGTCCTGTAGGTAATCCAGTTGGTTGGAATGAGTTAAGAGTGACTGTACCATCTTCTTCATTCACATCACCAACATTTGTAGCTAATACTAAATTAGATGTATCAACTATTTGAATAATTCTTGTATCACTTGAACTATCATAGAAATCTTTAAGCTTCGCTTGTGAACCAGCAAATGTAAATATAGTTGATGTCACGTAAGAACCAGTAGTACCTGTAGTAGCATCTAAATCAGTTAATGCTTGATTAAACTTAAGTGTATATTTAGTTGCTTCTCCAAGTACTGGTGTGATCTTCTTTGTCATCTTCACACGAGTGATATTAGATATGATAGCAATATTAGTATCATCAATCTTCTTGACAACATTTGAATCTCTATATACACCATTAAAGCTTTTAAGCACATCATTGTTATGTGCCACAAGTGTATTCCTTATTGCAGTTGAAAGACCGGATGCAGTTACTGTAGCTAGGTTAGGATTATATTTAAAGAAAACTTCTAAATCAATATATGTATACTCAGGATCAACTAAGACCGGAGTGATAGACACAACGTTTTTAGGTTTAAGAATATTTGTTTTAATTGTAGTCTTTTGTGCTTCTGTTAATACTTCAGCCGATAAAGGTTTAATCGAGACATAGACCTTACCATAATCTGGTACGTCATTGTCTTCTCCACCCCATACAGCAACAGCTTCAACATCAGCAAATTCGTTTTTAATAATTGTTTTATAATCATCAGGTGTAACAGCTCTGTTCTGAGATATGTGAGCAAGAGGTGCATTAAATTTAATTGC